GGCGCATTGGTCTTAAACCATGGGTCCAAAGTCCACTTGAGAATTGTGTTGTTCCCTACATCTGTAGTAACATAATCTGGGAGCATCATCACTGACTTCACGGACTTAAACACCTCACCAATACATTGCTGTGAGGTGTCGTTCCGTACTGCCAGTTCAGATAACCCAGACTGGAATGAAACAGCTACGGCTCCCGTAGGGGGAACCGGAGACATCAAACTCGGCTTGGGCCCGGCAAATTCAAAACCGGGGCAAGCACACACTTCCACCATAAATCTAACTGTGGTCGGAACGGAATTCAACACTGACAGAGGGTTTATAACTTGCATACTAACATCACCAATCCAACCCTCAAGGACTGGGCAATATGGCGCCGGATATATAAACGGCACTTCAAACTCAAACACACTAGAATCCTGCAAATCAAATACAGTACTATATCCTGTCAAAGTAGGACCGACTGCACTTGTCTGCGGTACAACTCGTGTGTTTGAGATTGGAGACGCAGCAGCAAAGCTCTGCCTATAAGGAATAAAGTTAAAAGAAACACGACCTCCATGTAACTTAGTACACGCAAATGTGATGCGGAATTTCAAATTACCACGCCACAAACGGAAATTATTTCCAACGTAACACAAAGTACTTGGTAATATCGCGTTCTCAGAAGCTGTACTCCCTGTACGCAAAGCTTGATTACCTGTGGCACCAACAACCGATAAATCGCGGTCGCGATAATAAAAGGCTGAAGGTGTCACAGGCGCTGCATATATTGTATCTCCTGTTGACTGTGTGTTGGTAAAATTTCCACGATAAATGTAAGAATATTTTGTCAACACATAATCAAACGCCATCTCATCTAAATCTGTACAACCAGTGGAACCATCTACTGCTAATTTATTTGACTGGAAAGCGCCCAAATTGTAACCTATTGTAGGCATATCAACTTGACCCTCTCCAGCATAACTAGTACGTACATGGCGTGACGGGTGTGTCTGATCTATTGGTTTGCTAAAGCCAAAAGCTTCAGCCGCACCCGCAACACCACGCAAAAACCACTCAGTTGCACCTCCAACCGCGCCCAAACCAGGAACACGTGAAGTAGCACCGGCAACGTCTGCCACGACACCTATAGTGTCACTAAGCAAACCTTTTGCCTCTGCTTCCTTCACTTGTGTCCCAGGTTTGTGCGCACGAGAATCACTACGAGCTGTCCTATGTACATTAGTTGGGATCCCTGCTTGTGTATTAAAAGTGAGTGTGCTAAATGGCTGTGCACCAATAAACTCCACGTCTTCCATAGATAAATATATAGAATAACGAGGAACTGTTTGGCCTGCAGCCACATCACACCCACTCAAATTCACTAAAGCATAAGATCCATACTCTTGTAAATCTACTCCTAAACCAGTATTTATTCTCAAATACTCCTCACAGAACACAAACGGGACAACAAGCTCCATCATAGTCTCCTCTGCTAGATTCATCCTAACGTTAGGCAAATGAACAGATAAAGGGAAAAAGTTCCCCCTAAATCTATTGTCATCAGCCACACCGTATTGGAATACTAAACTGAGGATACCTTGATGAAAAGCTGTCTTTGCAATAACGCACTTAATGCGTAAACTAAAGCGTATGCCAGCATACCCTAACATCCTATCCCACTGGGAAGGAGTAAAGGCAGTACGAAAAGATGTAGCGCTCGTAAAAGCGCTCTCAACTACCGTACCCGGTACAGCTGTTAAGCCACCGGTTGCCAGCAACACTGGTCTCGCCAACACGTTGCGCAAAGAATCATCACTGACATCCTGGGCCAAGCCGTAATAGCTAGTAGACCCAGGTGCCTCTGCACAAATGTTTGCTTCAGTTGCAAACATCGCTTCTCCATGTCTCTCGGGCTGCACTGTTTTGGCAATACCCTCGATCGGGTTGCATTCTTCTTGAATAGCAACAGAATCCATA